CGAGGTCTATCTCGACGCGAGGAAAGGCAAGCAATGACAACTGCCACGACCACGGGGGCGGCGTGAGCGCGTTCTCGCTGGACGGCTTCTTGTCGCAGCCGTGGCAGGGTCCGCTGCTCCTCGTCATCGCAGTCCTCCTCGTCTGCGTTGTGGTCCATTACGTCGAGAGTCGATAAGGCTTGACGTAGGGGACACCTGTCCCCCATATTCCCTGTATGGCAAACAACCTTCGCAACAGGAGTACTGAGATGACCTTCCCAGACATCATCATTCGATGGACCGACGAAGCGACCGAGACGACCGGCCTACTCTTCAAGGTCCGCGAGAATGCGTACCCGCGTTTCACCGGGGGAAACAAGTGGGGGGCGATGCGCTTCTACACGCTGGCCGAAGCCGAGGCCGCGCTCGACGTTTGGGCCGAGGGGATGGACATCAACGACCTCGACGAGCTTCGCGAGAGCGGTCGGATCACGCTCGACACGCTCGGCGGGAAGTATGATACCCGCGAGGAAGCCGAGGCGCTCCTCGAAGCGTTCCCCGGTCGCATCGTCGCAGACGCTGGCCCGCACTGCTGGCCGCGCTTCAGCATCGTGACGCCGCCCGCAGTAGGCGACAAGGTTTCGTATGCGTTCAACGGCGACTGCACACCAGACGGCGAGGTCGTGAAGGTCTCGAAGTCGCTCAAGGTCGTGACAACCTCGACGGGCGCGAAGTTCTACCGCCGCCGTGAGTCGGGTGCGTGGATCAAGGACGGAACGTGGAGCCTAGTCCCCGGCCACGTCTCGAAAAGGAACCCTCACTTTTAGAGAGCGGACCACCGCGAGGAGAGAGGGGGCCGAGAGGCCCCCTCTCTTTTTTGTCCATAAGCCCCGAATTCGCCCCGTTCAGGCTCAGTTGCTTAGAAGAAACCCCAAGGCGGCTCCGACCGCTACCAGCGGAACGCCGACCTTGGCCGAACGCAGGAAGCGCAGACTGAATGGCGGATTGAGGAGTTGCTGAAGCTGCCCGATGCCGACCGCCTGCTGCTGGATCTCCGCGCGCAGGCTCGCCTCCAGATCGACCCCGAGGTCGACGAGATCCATGAGCGAGGCGTTCGCGGTACGGAGCGACACGTTCGCCAATCGCACGACGCTCAACTGAGACTCCAGCGCACTGGTCTCAGTGGCGTGCTCGGCCACCAGCGAGTCGACGAGCCCGAGCGTCGTCGAATCGACACGCGCTCGAATCGAGTCGGCCAAGGTGCTCGCTCTCGCCCTGGCGCGTTGGGCGCGCTCATTCGCCGCCTCAAGCTCGCGAGCCCAGCGGAGCGAGTCCGATTGCAAGGCTTCCCGTTGGGCCTCCACGACAAGCCGTAGGCTGTCCTCACGCATCTCCAGCGGTACACGCGCCTCGACCAGCGTGGCTATAGAGTCGGACGCGACATCGAGCACCTCGCGAGCACGGGCGGCTCCCAACACGCTATAGATGCCATGAGCCAACAGGACGACGAGCAGCGCGAGGACCACGACCAGCCAGCGCACGTTGGTCATTGCTGCTCCAGTTCGCGGAACTGCTGGAGCTTCGTTGGCTCGTCCGGCCCGAGGCCCACTACCAGTGCCAGCAAGACGGAGCCCGTGATGAGGGCGAGGCAGGCCCAACGCGAGATTCTCACCATCGGGCAGGTGATGGACGAGCGATCATTCCACGAATATCCAGATGCGTGAAGGATTTGTAACGGCCTATGCCTAAGAGTTTGGCGTCTGGGTGGTCTTCTAACATATCCGCGACCTCATCCGGCGTGAATCCCGGCTTGATGATATCGGCTGCGCCACAGGTCAAGTGCATAGATCCCGTGACGCCACCGACAGCGTGGTTATAGAGGGAATCGCGATACCAACTGTTGACGCGCACCGGCATTGGCCTGCGCGCTGCACGGAGATCGCACAGGACGCGACAGAGCATAATCGCGTTTGAGATCAGGTGGGCCGGTGGCACCTTGAGACGCTGCGCTGGGAACGAAGATGATGCTGCACACACGCGCCCCGCATCGCATATCTCTAATGGGTGGAAGTGGTCGATGCCCTCCGCTTCGAGGGCCTCGCCACAGACCTCGACCCATTCATTTTTCGTCATCGCTGAACGCCGGATCGTTGTCTAGCAGTTTGGGTCTGCGCGGCTCCTTGCGCGCTGCGGCGATCCCGCTCGCGACGGCCCCGATTTGTGGGCCGATGTGCTGACTTATTCTAGGACCGGCGGTCCACGCGCAGAGGCCCATCACCAGCGAGCCCAAGACTACCCAGGCCGGATCAGGAACCGCGAACCATGTAGACGCCGCATCGACGACGATGACGAGCGCGAGGAAGATCATCGTCACGACAAGCAGTCGCCGTGCCGCCGATGGCTGTCCGCGCTCGTCGCTGAGTACGCTCATCGCGAGTCCGAACGACGGTCCTTGAGGCCATCGGTCACCCAGCCCTCCAGCCGCTCCATCCAGCTTTGCTGTAATGTGGCCGTAGACTTGATCCCTGAGATTGTCGCCTTGATCGCTGCGATTTCGGCACTTTGCTCGGCGTCACTTTCCAGTAATTTTTCTAAAGACGCTCGGCACTCAGCAACGTCTTCCTTCAAGCCATTGATTGCGTACTTCGTTCCGAGAACCGCTACTCCACACGCAATAGCGATGGTGCCTATTCGCAGCACAACATCCAGCGGAATATCCACCCTATGCTGCCGCAGCGGCTACCCGCGCCAGAACTCCCACGTGGTCCTCGAAGTGATATTGGACGTCACTGCTGATGAATTGATACGGCTCGCGCCCTGCGGGGCGTCCGCGATTATTCGCCTGCTCTAGTAGGTCATCAAATTCAAGGCCGGTCACGGTGTAGTCCCAGCGAGAGCCGAGCGAGCATATCACGAAGTCGTCGCCGCTGGCCGTGCCGTAAAAGCCACGGACGGCCACGCCATTCGGCACCTTTTGCTCGCTGATAACCCCGATATGCGTGGAGCCATCTGCGGGTGCTTCCAGCGCGAAGGTGTACAGGATGCTCATGTGATTGTGTCCTTTCTGTTAGGCCGTGAGTGGTCCCACAGTTGCTCCGTTGATGCGGACATACAAGCCAGCGGTGGTAGTCCAGATGTCGCCATTTACCGGCGATGTGGGGGCAGCACCGTGCGGCAGTCGTAGACCAGCAGAACTAGTGGTCGAGAGGACGGTAGTGACTAGGCCCCCGAAGTAACTCGACCCTGAAGCAATGTGGAGCGCGTCGTTCAGCACACCCTCTGTCGGTGCGTTTTTGATGTACAATGTTGACGCGATCCCAATCGTGCCGGTGCCCGAGAGGTTGTTCGTGATATCAGGCTGGTCCACGGAAAGTGCCGCCATCACCGCTACCGACTGATCGGCCACCGTTTGCGTTGTTAGTGATCCGGCAATCTTGACCAACTCTATCGCAGACGTATCACCCGCCGCGCCGGTTATCGTCATGCCGAAGCTCCAGCCAGCCGCGCTAGTTGCAGACCCGTCACTCGTAAAGCCACCGCGAGCCGTGAACGCCCTGTACCCCTGCGCGCCGCCGCCTGCGAGGCAGTTAGGGCCGGTGCCGGTGTTCGTGAACACACCAGTCATAGAAACGTCACCAGCGGCGAGGCTCGCTATCGTGCCGAGGCTAGTGATCTGGGTCTGCGCGGCTTCGACATTCAGTGTGACCGTGCCAGTAGTGCCACCGCCTGACAACCCCGTGCCAGCAGTTACTCCCGTGATATCGCCACCGACTGACGCCCAAGTCGGCACGCCGCTCGCTAGCATCAATACCTCGGTATCGCTGCCCTTCGCGAGCTTGGCGAGCGTAGTCGCGCCACTCGCGTAGATGATGTCGCCAGCAGCATAACTCGCCAGTCCCGTGCCGCCTTGGTTCACCGCCACGGTCGTGCCCTGCCACGTGCCGCTGGTTATCGTGCCCGTCGTGACAAGCGAACTGTCCCCAGGATAGGCGGTCGCGTCACTGAGGTTGAACGCTGGCGTGGTGTCGGCTCCTCCAAGGGACAGGCTGACGCCGCCGTAGGCGACCGTGCTGTTGGTGAGCGAACCATTCGCGATAGCTGAGAGGGTGTTGGTCGAGCCCGAGATGCTCTTGTTGGTCAGCGTGTCGGTCGTTGCCTTGCCCACCAGCGTGTCCGTGCTTGTGGGCAGGGTGACCGTCCCAGTGTTGGAAATCGAACTGATGACTGGAGTCGTGAGCGTCTTGTTGGTGAGGGTCTGGCTACCACTCAACGTCGCCACCGTCGAGTCGATGGCGAAGGTGACCGTGGTGCTCGACGCACTCGACGCGAGACCCGTGCCACCCGCCAGCGTCAACGACTCAGAGTCGAGGTCGATGTCGATGTTGCCGCTGTCGCTGATAATGTCGAGGTCTTGAGCCGTCACCTGTGCATCCACGTAGGTCTTGATCGCGCCCTGCGTAGCGAGAAGCGTAGCCGATCCGGTAGCCACGCCACCGTTGTCGATGCCAGTGACGGTCGCCCCAGATGCCAGGGCGAGGCTAGTGCTCCCGCTGATCGTCGTGAATGAGGCAGCGCCAGCGGTGAGCGCCGAGGAGCCGATGTCGATAGCTCCGAAGCCGCTGGTGATCGAGCCCGAGTTGAGTGCTCCGGTAGTCACCAACGTGCTGTCGCCAACGTAGGCGGGCGTCAGCGTCCCGGCAGAGTCGTCGTAGGTCCATGTGAGCCCACCGCCTGCCGAGTCCTGTATGAGCGCGGCCACGCGGTCGTCGACGTTCTCCGTGATCGTCTGATAGATCCACTCCGACGACGAGGTCGAGTAGGTCATCACCTCGCCATCTGTAGGCACGCCGGTCTCAATGGAGCGCCCACGCAGAGAGATCGCATCCCTCGAACTCGTTATCTCTAGCGTCTGTTGGGTGGCGTCGATTTCTAGCAGGGTGGGCGCGGCCATTCTAGTTCCTCGTAACGCTAGGGGTGAACTCGCACGTCCCCTCGACCAGTCGGAGATTCGAGCCTGCGCTGTCGATCAGTTCGAGATCCCACACGCCAGGGCCAGGGGTGACCGCCGCCGTCTGCGTGTCTGTGAGCGCGATGACGATGGTGCCTGCGCTACCGCCTAGCGTGATGCCGGAGCCGCTGGTGAGTGCGATCAGAGCCGCCGAGTCGGACTGCTTGCGCCTGATGTCCATCGCAGCCGTGTAATTGCTCAAGTCAACGGTGGCTGATTTCGCGCTTGTCACGTACCACGTCATGGTGACACTGAACTCCGAGTATGTCGGAATCTCGAAATGGACTGGTCCGGCAGTAGCCATCCTCCCCCCCTAGTTCTCCGGTGCGGCTGTCGTAGTGTTGGCAGCGAAATCTAACCGATCCAGCACGCCAGGGATGCAGCGCACGCTCCACGTCTGGAAACGTCCGATACCACGATCCAAGTGGTCGCGCAGCGTGTCCGGTGCCCCTGCGGGCAATTCGAGCTTGATGTCGCGCTCGATGGTATACATACGCGGCAGGCCGTTTGACTCAGCGCCTATCGCCTGCCCCGCGTCCTCGAAGGCGCTGAGTATGTCGTTGAGGTTCCGCTGCTCACCTACCGACTCGACCGAACTGGTGATCAGTATCCGGTAGATCGTCTCGTATTCGTGTTGGTTGAGTTTCACTCTTGGCATCGTTCGCTGTCCGTTCATCAGAGGGCTATAGGTTGCTCTATTCTACTACCGTGCATCGCTATCTACTAATGTCACTCTGGCCCTGCGATCTCGAAGGTCAAGGTCAAGGCCGCGCCAGCGATGCCGCCCGCCGCCGCGTCTGGGTAAGGCGTGAACGTGATCGTCGATATGCCCGTCGGCGGCTCACTGGCATCGAACGGGAACGGCGTCGTGCCAGTCGCGGCATTGTACAGCGTGACAGTCGTCGACGTGCCCGTGAAGTTGGTTGTGTAGTTGTAGGCGCTGCCTGAGTCTGGAGCGTGGTGGACGTTGTAGCTGCCCATGCCGCCGGTAAAACTCAGCGCCATATCTAGGAACCAGATGTCGCTGCCTTGCGGCATGGCGTAAAGGAAGGCGTTGAGAACTTCGACCGTGACGCCGGTCCCGGCGTAACGTGACGGCAGCACCGAGTCGATCAGCGCGAGCTTCACCGTCATCGTGGGCACGGTATACACGGCGGGGTCGTATTCCTTGAGCGCGAGTTGCACTAGCCCGTCACGACGAAGCCCTATCGCTTCCACCCACATCTTTTGATCCGTCCAGCTAGGCGTGTCATGGTTCACGTTCACCACGTCACCCACCCCCAGCTTGAGCGCCTCGCGTTGCGCGACCAGCGCGCAGCCCATATCCGCTCGCCGTTCGAGTAGCTGCTGGCTGGCGATCATTTCGGCCATGTAATAATTTTCGGTGAACGGCAACTCCAGGCGGGCCTCCACGCCATAATCGTTGTCGAGCGCCAGGTACGAGTTTGTCACGCCTGCCTCGGGCCACATCGCAATCTGCGGCTGGTAGTTCAACTCCTTGTCGATGTAGGTCGCGACGAGCGTGTTGGGCGTTTCATTTACGCCAGTGCGGAGGAAGCTCCATTCACCGACGATGTTCGTGCGGTTCAACTCGAACGTCTCAGCAGATTGCGTCTGGCGGATGAGCAGATGATACTGACCGCCTTCCATGACCAGCCGCCCAGAACATGACGAGAGCAGGCGCTCCAGATTCGCGAGCGGCCCATCATCAGGCATCAGGAAGCCGTTGCAGGTGTACCTAGCCGGGAGCGTTACATCGTCCCCGCCAGTAATTGTGATCGTCACATCATCTTCATCGCAATAAGCGGCAGCGGTAGAGAAGCTCGCGGTATTGATCTGCGCGACAGGGATGCCCATCCCGTAGCGTTTCGAGGTCATAAAGTCATAGATGCAGTCGGCGGGGTTTTCGCTGTAACGGGCAGCGGCCACCAGATCCTGCACGTTCTTAATCTTATTGCCCTGCACCTCCATCGTGACGTTCGGCACGCCGTTCGTGTAGATTTCCTCGTTGAAATACAGCCAGAGCACGATATAAGCCACGCCGACGCCTTCCGCGTCTGTACCCCACGCACCGCCAAAGGCGTCTCCTCCTTCGTCGTTGAGTGCGTAGTCCACAACTTGATCGTCGTCGCCGTCGTGAATGAAGTATTCGAGCCAGAAGTCGGTGCCGAACGTGCCACTCGTCACGTTGCCGTTCCAGGGGCTCTCAACCTTATCGCTATCGAATGGCGTGGGGTTGTTGCTTGAGTTGTTGTCCCCGAATATCGGGCCGTCGAGCGCCTTATCCTCATTGAAATAAACGTTGGTGACCGCCTGGATACCGCTGCCCGCCTCTGGCGCTATCGCGATGGCACCGACGAGGACGAGCACGTTCGCGTCGTCGCCCAGTCGCGTGTCGACGATGCTCATGCCCACCTTCGCCGTCCCGTAAATGATGGGAACCGTGACATCGGTGCCGGTGGGGTTGTACTGGATACCCGCCTGCTGGGCTGATATCCCATCATTAAGGTTGTCTAGCCTAGATTTGAGCCCGTGCGCTTTGATGGCGCTCGCCACGACTGTCGAAATCGCGAGGGCTGTCGTCCAGCCCATCTTAGCCCAACCGAGCGCACCCGCCGCTGCTCCACCAGTGTAAAAGACGGCGGCGGTTATCGCGGCGAACTTTACGAGACCCTTCGCGGTATCGCTCATGGCGCGAACCGATAGGCCACTGCCCGACGCCTTAGATCAGAGGTGCCAATCCAGTGAGGCCCCTGCACTGGATCACTGGTCAGTAGCACCTCGTCATCCAGCGCGAGCGCGAGACGCGGCAACCTGTCCGATGTACCAGGCCTGACGACGACATCGCCCCCACGCAACTCGTCGAGCGGCTGGCGGGATGCGCCGCATCTCTCGAAGTATTTGCTCGCGCTCGCGCCCATCTCGATCATCCACGCACGGGCCTCCTCACGCGATGCGTAGGCGATCTCCATGAGCGGGCGACCGAACACGACCTCCAGACCCTCACGCAGCAACGTCCCGCAATCCGTTTCACCCCACGCCCACTGCCGCCTCCGCTGGCGTTCCCCCCAGAGCAATAGCTCGCGCTGCCAGTGCGGCACGCGCTCATTCGTTGATGTCACTGTCTGGCCCCGAATAAGATATGGGCGGGTTGGCAGTCGCGCCTTTGCGGCCCCAATAGACGGGCCTGCCCACCAGATCGGGCAGCGTGTGGAAGAAGAGGTCAGGATTGCTGCTATCGAATACGCCACCCCGCGCCTGAAGCTGCCGCAAGCTTGTGGTATTAGTTCTGAGCATCCGCCGGAAAAGATAGCGCGCCATCTCGCTCACTATCGTCGTCGACACGGACACCGTGCCGCGCGTCCCTTGATCGGACGGCGTGTGCAAAATCTCCCAACTCGCATTCATCAGGCCCGAAAATGCTTCAATCGGATCGACGACGACATCGCCCGTTCTCGTTAGGATCTGCCCCCAGTACAATTTGCAAATCCGACCTCGTAACTCATAATCGAGCACCTCGGTGATCATCGCCGTGTCGACACCGGACAGCGTGAGCCCGAGGCTCTGCCCCGATGGGTCCGTGGTTTCAGCCGGTGGATCGAACTCGATCAAGCCACCGATGCCTGTCCATGTCACCGAGTCCCAGGTCACATCGCTCGGTGCCGTCGTATAGCGCAGCGTGGTGTTCGACGCCGCGATCTCGATGAGCCAGACATCCGCGTAGCCTTCTTTCGCGCTGATCGCGGTCTGCATCGCCGTGGTCAGGGTGCGGCCCATCTAGGGTGCCTCGCGGAAGGTGACTTGCAGACCTCCGATGAACTCGTCCGGCCCAGCGACCGCATCACTGTAGTCGAGGATAACCGCAGTAAGCGTGGCGGATGAGAGGGTTAACGCCGCATTGTCGGCAGGAGAACTACCGGCAAGGATGGGCGGCTCAACCGCCAAGTTCTGTGCGTCCGTAGATGTGCCCGATGTCGCGTCGGCTGTGACTCGAAATAGCACATCAAGGCCAGCGATGTTGAAGCAATCGCCCGCCTTCATCCGGTTAGCGGCTTCCGTCGTCCACCCGTCCGTGACGAGGGCTCTGCCAGCCTGATCCGCGCCGTTCATAAGAGGCGTCCCACCGCCTGTTCCGTTGCGCGACATCCCGCTACCGGGGAGGAGGTAGTGCGTCAGCGTGCAAGTCTCCCCAGTATTGTAGAGATTCTCGATAGTCGTCAATAGCTCCTGCACGTCTTCGCTTCCGGCGGGCAACGCTGCCCACGTCTCCTGCCACGTTCGGCCTTGTGCGGCCTCTGAGCGCGTCTGGATCGCACCGCTCTGGCCCATGCTGATTAGGCTCCCGAGCACTTTCGGGTAGGTCACCCGAGCGGGAGGCACGGTACGCGGGAAAGGATCGCCAGCAGCCACGCTCTACGCGCCCTGAAGTTGGCGACGGTAGCCGGTCGAATCTTTCGCCGCCTGCGCGACGACATCCGCTATCGTGCCGCCTTGCTCGCGCAGGAACTGGGAGGCGGAACGCCCGTCGATGGCGGAGACGGTGAAGTTAATCGTCTGGTTCACGACCGTCTTCCTAGATGCCTGCGCTGATCCGATCACGCCTGTGATGGTACTCACCTTGCCCACCACTTTGCCGTAGTCTGCGCCCGTGCCGATATCCGCCCCGGCTTTGACTTTGGACGGCGCGCCGAATCCGGTCAACCGCTCGGCCCACTCCCCGAACTCGCCGCCCTTGATCTGCATGATCGCCTTGAATAGCAGAAACTTGATCGCCATCTCGATCAGCTTCTTGCTCATCCACGCGAAGAAGCCAGCGAATGCGTCTTTGCCGCCTTGCACTGCATCCGCCATGCGCCCGACGAAGTCGTTAGCGAATCTCTCCGTCAGGCTCTTGAGCCGCGACTCAAGGGTCTCAACCACGTCGACAAGATCCGTGAGCGCGTCCCCTCCCTCGTCGGCTGTCTCCCTGATGACTGGGGTCAAGTTCTTGAACGCATCCGAAGCATCGCCCGCCGCTGTCGTTACGCCCATGAAGGCCGTCATAAACACTGCGGCGAAGTCCAGTTCCGCTTCAGTGACGTTCAGGATGGCTTCGCCCATTTTGTCCCAGTGCGTATTCATGCGGTCTAGCGCGTCCCTCATGCCGTCCAAGTCCATAACCGCAAACGCCGTGAGTATGTTTAGCAACTCGCCAATCGTCAGGCCCAGATTTAACGCCAACTTGAAGGGGGCTATCAGCGCCTTAGCGAACAGCGCCATCGCGGAGAACCCCACCGAGGCCCATGCCGAGATGGCCCCCGCGTTCTCGATGATCTCGTTCTTCAGAGTGACGAACTTGCCCTCGTTGTCCTCCAGTTTCGTGAGCAACTCGGTAAACGCTGGCAGCACAGCATTCACGAGCGCATCACGGATCTCAAGGAACCGAGCCCAGAGCCTCTTGGCTACGTTCGCGGCGGACCCCTGCGTCCGATTCAAGTCTCCAATAGCGACTCCCGCCTTCTCGGTAATGATCTGAAGCGTGGCGGTCGCCTTCTCCTGCTGGGTCAGCGTCTTAGCTACGGTCTTGCCGGTGTTCGCGAACGCGCGGGCCTGGACATCAGCCTCCTGCACCACGATTCCGAGGGCTTTGAGTTGTTCACGTTCTCCCGTTAATGCTGACGAAATAGCGTGGAGCGTGTCTGCGGTGGGGATATTATTAAACGAGGACAAGTCCCCGGCCAACTTGGTGATCGCTATCGCCGCCTGACCAGATGCTTTCTGCGTGAAGCCCAGCCCCTGAGCAATCGCGCCCGTGGTCGCGACCAGCGCCTTCGCCTCGGTGGTCGTCAGCCCCGCTTTGTTGGCGAAGTTGTCGAGGAACGCCGACACCTCTGCCGATGCCTCGGACCCGAAGACGGTGCGGAACTTCGAGCCCGTCTCGGCTATGCTCGCTCCAAGAGAAAAGACCTTCTTGGCACCCCACGCAATTCCAGCTATGACCGCCGCCGCCGCCGCCGCCTGCATGGCGAACGCCTTCAAGTCGGCTCCGACCTTGCTCAAGGAGGCTCCGACCTTACCCGCTCCAGCGCGGAAGCCTTTGATCTTGTCCGCCGCCTTGTCCATCTGTCGAGCGAACGCTGATGTCGAAGCCGTCAACTTGACGTTCATCTCGCTGATGATCATCGGCGCTGCATCTTCTGGTCGACCCTGGCGATCATCTCAGCTTTCTCTAGCTCCTCTGCCTGGATGCGGCCTCGCGCGATCCACTCCGCGAACTCCGCACTCGTCATCCTGTCTTGCAACTCCGCTACTGGGCAACCCATCAACTCTGCGAGATCGAACCAGACGCGCCTTGAGGGGTTGCTTCTAAGTTTTTTTCAAGTGCGTCCACGTCGCTTTCCGTGATACCGCTCAGACGGCAGCAGACCTCGAACAAGCGGTTCAGTGCAGTCGCAGACTTGTCGCCTAGCTCGGTCGCTTCCTTGGCCGTGAACAGCCGCTCGCCAGCTTCGTCAATCGCGCTGCTCGCGACGAGCCGCGCCCTCATGTTCCGCATCGACACGTTGCGTTTACTGTCCAGCGAACCCTCCTCGAAGGCGTCACGCTCGCGTCCACGCAACTCGCGGAGAAGAACCACGCCGCCCCATTCGGGGGTGTCGACCGATTCGCGTTTCAGATCATCGGCCTGGAGTATCTGTTCCTTTGAAAGAACCATGAGACTGCTGCCTGTGTGAAGAGAGGGACTTGGACGTGCATACTACGAGGTGGCTCTGGTCAGCGCCGAGGCGCTTTGGAACGTCGCACTCGCCATCGCCTGATCGCCCACCGAACCGCCGATGGGGTTGTAACTTTCGAGCACGCCAGATCCAGTATAGGATGGATTGGTCGATGACACCGAACCGCTCGTCGGCTTCACGATGATCGTAGGCGGGGTGACGCCGACGCCGAGCAGAGGCTCCAGGGTAGCGTCGACCTTCGACGAGGCGTAGTCCTGAAGGAACTCCACCGAGATCGACCATGTAGCCAGACCTGGGGCGTTGCTGACGAAGGCATCGCCCATCGCCGTGTCGTCAGCCATGTTCTGCCCAGCGTCAACAGTCACGGATCGGACGTGATCACTCAAATCAACCCCACCGATAGACACACTAGCGTCGTACAGTACAAAGGTAGCCATCTTGGTCTCCTAAATTATCCCGAGTGAGCAAATAAAGTCGAAAGAAGGGTCACCGCCGCCAACGGTCCACTTGACGCGCCAGTAGGCGTCTGTGATCGCGCCCGCCGCACTTTTCATCTCTGCGCCTAGCGCCGTGAACTGCGTGTGGGTGATCCGAGTGCTCTCGCCTGACCAGTTGGATGGCGCGCTCTCGACGATCACGTCCAGCGTACCATTCGCGGAGGTCACGTGGATGGCGCTGTACACGGACTGCGTGGCACTCACGGCACCGATAGAGGCGTTGGTCGCCGTTTCCGAAGAAGTCGTATATGCCTGCGGGATCACAAGGATTTCGCCCGACACACTCTTCTCACCGCGCCCCTCGGCGCTGAGGGAGAAGCCCATCATACTGCCGACCGTGCCCGTGCTGATCGGGTTGTAGGTCGAGGTAGTGACCTTGGAAAACAGGGAGGGAGAGCCTGCCGCCTGATCCACTGGTGTCACGCTCAGAACAGTGTCAGCGACGTTGACTGCCAACCCCGACTGAAGCACCGAATCAGTCGCGCTCTCCCAGAAGCCCTCTGCTTCAAGTTGAACAGACGACAGGCCAGCAGCGTTGGAGACGAACGTGTCACCGTAAACGGTATCGTCTTGCGGGCTGTTCCCGAGATTTAACGCGATGGCATTGAAGCTGGAGGCTAGGCTGTAGCCTCCCCAGTAAAGCCCCACGTTTGTCTGTACGAAGGTCGCCATCTGCTACTCCCGATATGCGATAGAGAAATCCTTCTCGCTGGCGAACAGATCAGCGCCGAAATCGAACTCGTCGAACCCGTTCTCCGGCCAGCATCCGTCGACCACTGGAGTCGTCGTCGAGTCCGAATAATAGCCGATACTCGCCTTCACGGTCGCCGCCAGAGTCCTGGCGTTCTCAGGCGTGTCTGCTTGGCAACTGAACCTGAATCTCGCGATCACGTTGCCGGGATCTGAGACCATCGCGGCGGGGCTGAACTCGCCCACGCGATCAAAAACAATCAGCGGCAAGCTCGCGTCCGCAGGCCGACGAATCGGGTAGACTCGCGTCGATACGAGATCGGTCACCGCCGAGGTGGCCTGGAGCCTGGAATAGATCACGTCCTCGATCTGGTTCGCCATTACAAACCCTTCTTGGCTGCTCGCCGGATTAGCCGACTGAGTTGCACCTTGACCTCCCTGGCGACCGCTTCACGCTTGGACAAGTATGCGGGGATCAGGAACGGACGTTCAGGCCCCCTGCCTGTGCTGGCTGGCTTCTTGAGCGGTTTCTTGCGCCACTTCTTGCGGAAGCGCGACTTGGTGCCCTTCTCAACCATGATGCCGTAGAACGCATCAGTACGTGACGCCCGCCCTTTGCGCCACGAGACTCCGACCTTCGCCAGCTTGCTGGTCGACTTCAACTTCACGGTCGTGATGCTACGGCGCAGTGTGCCCCCTTTGCCGCCCTTCCTCACTGGGGCGCGTGCCTTGGCTTCGCGCTCCACGATCTCCGCGCCCTGCGTCACTGCGTGGAGGAGTGCCTGAGTGCGGAATCCCTTGGACATCGCCTTGAGCTTCCGAATCAACTCCACGTCGCCTTCGACATCGACTCGATAGTTCTTCGCCATCAGTCGAGCACCCCCGTGCCGGTCGTACACACGAACTCCAGCCAACGGTTCTCCTCGTCGACGTTCACCATCGACACGATGTCGTATATGGTGCTTCCGTTCTTCATCCTCCAGCGATCCGGCTCCACGTCCTTGATCACGGTGTCGTAGTGGGTGCGGATTTTGAGACCTTGAGATCCGAGCACCGCGTGGGAGTCCCAATACTCGCGGCCCTGTAGCGGCTCGACCTGACAGAAGCGTTCGCCCTTGTCAGTCCAGTCTGCTTCCTCGTAGCCGTCCGTGTCCTTGGTCCGCGTGTCGTATTGCAGCATCAGCTTGGTGCGGAGACGGCTCTTGCGTTTCGCCATCTCCTAGTACCTCTCGAATCGTTCAGAGTCGATCAAGCGACTCACGCCCAGCGGTAACTCTGTCGCGATGGTGCCAGTGATCACAGGCAAAGGCTGATCGAAGAAATAGGCGGCGGTCATGCAGACTGCGGCCTGGATCGCGGCGGGCACGTCGTCAGTGTCCGCACCAAAGCCTGCCTGGAACTGCACCTCGATAGGGTTGGGCCGGTCCATGAGTTCGGGCCAGTCCTTGTCCTCGTTGAGCCAGATCACGCCGGGATCGCCTCCGGTCGAGACCGTGTAGCTGCCGCTGCTGAAAGTGTCGAGGGTCTCGGTTGTGTCGCCGTAATATTTCACGCTGTCCACCGAGATGAGCGGCGGGTAGGGAAGCTGGATCTCGCGTCCCGGCCACTTGTCCAGATAGAGCGTGTAGACCGTCGTCGTCAGCGCACGACCGAGATCAGCGGACACTGCACCGCTCGCGCTCTGGATAAGCTCCTGCAACGTCGTGTCGAAGTCGCGCACGTTGTCTAGCCCGAGCGACCGTTTGACGCGGCTCAATGACACCGCCTCCGTGACCGCCGCCGTCGTCGTGACGATGCGATTCCAGGGCGTCTGCTGATGCATCAGGTCAGCGCATCGACTAGATCGCGCTTGAGCACCGCGCCACCCTTACCGCTACCGCTGACGCTCACGCCTCGCCTCGCAGCTTCCGCCTCAAGCTCTGCGCGAGTCATCTTGCCGACGGGCTTCCCTGACCCTGGCGTCTCTGGCGCTGCGGGCGCTGACACGTTGTGCGCGCCGAACGTCGCCCGCTCCGCTTGACCCGTCGAGATCATCGCTTCCGCGAGGTCGTCTCGCTCGATGTAGACCTGACCAGCGATAGGCCCGTCGAGCCGTACAATCGCGATTCCCATATGCAACTCTCCCTCAGTTGAGCAATGCCTGACGGGGGGCACCACGCCCCCCGCCAGTCATTGTCGCTGGTACGTTAGGCGATGGCCGTTGGGGCCTCGACCTCGGCGTACCTCGCACCTGAGAGAATGACGCCGATGCTGGCGAACGTCGCTGAACCTGGATCGCTCATATGGACAGTGACCCACTCCGAACCATCAGACAGGTCTTCGGCGTTCAACTCGATGATGTAGAAGATCCCGTCGGTCGTGGCCGTCGCGAAGCCCGAACTGGTCGCAGCTGTTCTCGCGCCAGTCGTGTCTCCGCCAGCAGTCGCCTCTCCGTAGTACGAGAAGGCTATCGCAGTCGCACCAGTGCCAGAGGCGTCGGTGTTCTCCTTGACGGTGACCGTACTGGCCGCACCCGTCACGCCCAGCGCGATGATGATCGTCGCGTGGGAGTAGTTCGCCATCTTGAACGCATCCGATGTCTGCGCTCCAGCGTCAATGTCGACGGGAGCGACACCCAGAACGAAGTGGCCTTGCCCCTCGCCAATGCTGAATCCTTGAGCCGCCATGATCTTCTAGCTCCGCGTTGCGAGGTTAACGAAGGGACTGAGAGTGTTCGACCCGTTGAGCGGGGTCAGCGCCGAGTTCCAGCTAGGCTGGCCGTCGACGCGGTACATCCAGCGGAACGCGCGCTCGTCGTAAAGGAAGCGAACGCTCATCGACGAATCCGCGCGGACTCCGCCCTTATCGATCATGAAGTACTGACTCAGATCGAGAAGCTGTATGTCTCCGACTGTGCCGAGCGTGGAGCAGTACTCGGACATGAGGACCGGACGGTTGTACAACCGGGAGAATGGCGTGTCAGACAGCCCCCCAGGCGGCAGATAGATCGCGTTGCCGTTGGAGTCGGCCAGAGCCGTCAACTGCGGCTCGGCGTCCTGATTGATGAGCCAGACCGCATTCGCCCTGCTCGGCCCCCAGAGTCGGCTCCACATCTTCTCGACGTTGGTGGCGTTGATCGTGGTCGCCGTCTGCCCACTTTCTTTCGCCTGAGACACGACGGCTGCGCTGTTGCTGATGCCGAGCGGCTGACCGCTGCCGCTGCCTTCGAGGATCGCTTCCTCGACCTTGAAGCTGATCTCCTGCGGAACCACCCTCTCGACCAAGCCCGCAAGAGCGGTCTGGTCCATCAGGAGTTCTTCCGTGCTGTAGAAGAGCGCCGCGACCTTCTTGAGCGTCAACTCGACCTGTGCAAAAGTCGGCTCTGAGCTTGTCAGTGCTCCGGCCTCTGCAACCCAGTACGCGCGGACGCCGCCCCAGCGCGAGCCTGCCGCTCTGGAACTCTCGTCGATGATGTTGAACTTGAGGCCGTTCGCTTCGGGTCCGATGCTCTGGCGCGTCACCCGTGAGGCAATTTCACCGATGCTGTAAACGCGCTCCATGATGGCAGTGTTGAAATCCTTCTGGACGAGGAAGCCGCCCTTCGAGGCTACCGCCTCCGACGCTCCTGACTGTCGGATCTCGCCGTTCGGATCGCCGCCACGCTCCTCTAGATAGAAGAGGCGCTTGTCGACTTGCTCGTAGCGGCTCTCTGGATGCGATGCGTGGGCAACCGCCTGCAACTGCTCACCGATGTTCCCGAACCCGCGAGCAACGGCGCGGTCGTGACCAACCACGATCTCGCGTGTCTGCTCCGGCTCCAGTGCCGCCGTCGGGCCTACCGACGGGGTGGCTGGTTCTGCGAGCCCTGCGGAAACTACCGCAAGGCTGTCGGCGCGTCGGATCTGCGCCAGGGCACCTTCGAGTTCGACGAACTTGGAGTCGTACTTCTGCTGCTCGTCCTCACTGAGGGTGCGGTCCTCCGCTTCGGCTGTGCTTAAAAGCTGTTCACAACCAGCCTTCAGGTCACGCGCCTTCTCGCGAATGGTCATAGATGTCCCCGGTGGTGGGCCGGGGACAAAAAACTGCCCCAGCACCACGTGAGCTAAAATGTGGCACGCTGCGGGCAGTCGCGTTCGAGCAAGCGTCACGCACTGGCCTGAGAGGAGATCAGATTGTCGTGCCCCGTCTGGGCTCGTCACCCCTCCCTCAAATATCCTGGCCCCAATGTACGGCAGCACTCCCCGCAAGGTCAAGACGGGCTCGCAAACAATCGTGAGCCTACCCCTTGCGCAGAGGACAGGTGTCCCCCATATTCAGTCTATGAAAGTTAACCTTCGCAACAGGAGCACCGAGATGACCGACCTCCGCCCCGGCACCTACTGCCTAGCCCACCGCCTTGTCGGCTTCGATTCCGATACCCTGCGCGTCAAGGTGGAGAGAATCATCTCCGACCACGACGTGCTCGTCCGTACCGCCAGCCTACAGGACGCTGGCTCGCCGCTCCTGCTGAAGCCCGATCAGTTGACGCCGCTGGCCGACTACGTGAGCATCGGCGTCCAGCACAAGGACGGCCTCGTCATCTTCGACGCCTGAGAGCGTTCCCTGCCGACGCCCGAGGGGCCACTCCGAAAGGGGTGGTCCCTTTTTCTTTAGAGGTCGACCGTCATCAGCCGCAGCCGCTCGCGCCTCATCGTCTCGTCCGGTGCGCTCCTCTCCCACGGGGCCTCCTCACCGAACGCCTCATAATGCGCGGCGAGGTGGGCTCGCACCGCGCCCATCGCGCTGTCCGGTAGTCGCGTCTGGTCGAGCCTGCCAGCGGCAGCGACCAAGCCACGCCAGATCACCTTCCCGTCGGACGCACGATGATGCGGCAGCGCCAACTCGCTGAAGCTGTCCGGTGGCATCGTCGGTGCCCACGTGAAGTGGCCCGCTATGTCGTCGCGCTCCTCATCACTGAGATCAGACCACTGCTCCGAGGTAAAGTCTTCGAGGCGAGGCTTCTCCCACGGGGTGCGCCGGTCCTCGTCGACTGCTGTCGAGATGTTATCCGGCACTACACGCAAGGCGATGCCAGCATCATGGGCGCTGCGTACTGCCACACTCGTCTGCTTGTACGCGGGCCACGTGACTGGGGAGATCTCGCGCAACTCGATCTGCTTGAGCGTCCGCCTGACTGGCTTCGATTCCTGCTCCCACTCGTCTTCGATGGTCACGAAGCCGAAGCTCATAGACTTCACCACGCCGCGCTGGAGCAGATCCAACTGGCGGTCACTGAAGTCGCTCGCCTGCGCCTCGAACCAGAGACCGGACTTCCGCACCTCAAGTTCAAGCCCGCTCGACTGTCGGGTAATCGGGTCCGTCGAGTCGTGTTGCCAGAGCATCACGATGTCGCTGTCCGCGACAGAGACCGCCCCCGGTTCGATGCGTTCGATGAAGCCGCCGAGGTCCGCGCTGTTGCGATTGAAGGGCAGCGCCATGCCTCTGATGGTCTGGCCGCTCTCAGTCTCGCGGACCTCAAGGCCCTCAAGATCGTAGTCTCTGCGTTCAATACTCATATCTTTTCCCCTTTAGAATCCCGGCGAGATGAAGCAGTCGCAACCGGGGTGAGCGGGTGGATGCCCCACGTTGCTTCGCGGCACCAGCTTGCCCTCGTCCGTGTCCAGTGCCTGCCCTGCGCTGATGAAGTTCTCGAACGACTCGACGACCTTGCCACTCAGTTTCCGGCAGAACGGACACGTCGCCGCGCCTGCCGTCACCCAGCGCACGCTGATCACGCCGCCCGCTATGTACGCGAACTTGGAGAAGGCCCCGTTGCCCTCCGTCGTCTGCCGTTTCGCCATCTTTTGTGCTCGCTTTTCGAGCCACTCAGCGAGCTTCAACTCTAGCGCGTTGAGCACCTCCGTGAAGCTCATCGTGCTGATGAGCGACTGCAACTCCTGTCGCGAGGTCCGAGCGTGTTGCGTTGCCGAGACCGCCACGTAGCCCCGGATGAACTCCTCTAGCTCTGGCGTGAACTCAGGAGGGAAACCGACCTCCAACGCCGCCTGCGTGTAGATCTCTCTGGCGTAGGAGCGCACCACTGGGAGCAGCGCCTCCGCGATGACCTCCGTGAATTCACCGTGGTAGAACTCCTCCAGATCGTTGTGCAGCCCGTCCGTGCCACGCAACTCGCGACCGGATGGCAGGCCCTCTAGTTGCTTCTTCATCATACGACGCACCGCCTTCACTTCCCTCTTGAGCAGCCGCTGGCTGGCCTCCTCAATCAGCGGTCTCGTCGCTTCCGCGACCTTGCGCCGGTTCGCCAGACTGCGGAGTTCGCGCAGGCCGAAGCTGTCGTCGACCTCCACGTGCTGGCTCCGCAGTTCGTTGCGTAGCTGACGCGCCGCGTCCTCTTCGCTCGGGCCTGCTTCCGCCACACTGACCGGCGCGATGTTCAGCGGCATCCAGTGGACTTCGCCAGCTCTTGAGTCGAGCGGGTTCAGGTTCTCGCGAGCCCGCCACTCGTCGATGGTGAGTGCGCCGTTCTGGAGCAGGATTTGATTCGCCTGGGCTCTCGCCATCGTATCGGGGCGGAGCAGCGCGTCCATCTCGAACTCGGTCTCCAGCGAGCGATCCCCGAACCGTTCGAGGATAGACTTGCGGATCGCCTGCTCCCATCTGGTCGCCCACGGTCTGATGCAGTTCGTCGCGAACGATTTGTTCTGCTCGGTGACGTTGCTGAAGGTCGAGCGGTCAAGGAGCATCAAAAGATGAGGCGGCACGTTGAAGAGCCTGCACACTTCTTCGGCCTGATATTTCCGAGTGGCGATAAACTGGGCTTCCTCTGGGCTGACGCTCATCGCGGTCCACGCAAGGCCCTCTTCCAACAGCGCGACCGAGTGCTGCTTGCCCGAGCCGTGAGCGGACTGCCACGACTTTTTGATGTTACTGCGCGCTTCTGGTTTCAGCTTGCCGGGATGGCTCAAGATCCCGCTAGGTGTCGCGGAGTTCTCGAAGAATCTTGCGCCGTACCGCTCCGCTGCCTTGCTCAGTGCGAGCGTGCCCGCCCCGACCGTGATGGGGCTGTAGCCGATCAGCCCATCAGAACTCAAGCCCTTCACGTGCATGATTTCTTCGGACGCGAACACGCGAGGGGTGCCTGCACCTTGCTGGTAATGGTACTCGATGATGCCATCACTGAGCAGCTTGAGCTTCATCTTGTCAGGGTGCAGCGGCACGATGCCGACCAACTCATCAGCGCGGTTGACCTCTAGGCGAGCGAACGCATTCCCTCGCATACACAGATGGCCCTGTCCCATTTCCATAAACTCGACAGCCGTCTGGAATGCGTTGGGGCTCCATCGCAGCAAATCGTAAAGTGGCAGATCTGTCGCGCGTTCTTTCCCGCCATTCTCTAGCTCGCGATAGAGGATGAGCGGCAGTGAGCCGATGGTGCCCGAAATCAGATTGACCGCCGCCCAGACAGGCGTGGATGTCAGCGCGTTGGCGACCGAGACATCAGGCTGGCCGAGGCTGTTGAGCGGCTCGTACCAGAAGTCGTCGAGTGGTCCCGGCGATTGCCGCTCTTCGAGGATCGAAAAGATGCCCATCTTACAATCTCCCCATCCGGTAGGTGCCGAGATACAGGCCGACGATGCCGAGAGCGATCAGCGCGCCTTCCCAGCCGACGAGACCGAACACGCCGACCGCGATGAGCGCCATGCCGCCATAGATGTGAACGTCGCGAAGATCGACTTTCATAGAATCATTATACCCTCATCCTCGTAGACGCTGCCACCGTCCCAGAGGGACGCGCGAGCGAGCGCGATGATGGATGCCGCGATGCCGTCGATCTTGTGCGTCTTTTGGCCCTTGTCGGGCTTGATGTTCCCTGCCGGATCGTGGCGCACAGTCACGTTGTTCGCCTGCCACGCGAGGCAACTGTTCCCGCCGTGCGCGAGCTTGCCGCTCACGACCAGCCGCTCGAACTCCTTCGTCGGCTCCGACAGCGACATGAAGCCCTGACGGATCGGCACAACAGGGAGGCCCATATCGTCGCGAATCCTGAGAGCCGTCTGCTGGGCGCTCCACGGATCATATGCGACTTCCTGCACGTTGAATCGCTCGCTGAGTTCTAGAATGTCGCGCTCGATCCAAGTGTAGTCGATCACGTCGCCCTCGGTGGGCGTCACCCAGCCGTCGCGTTCCCACATCGAATAAGGTATCCGGTCGACGCGCTCGCGTTCCGCCATCGACTCGCGCGGGATGTAACAGGTGACCCAGAGCCGCCAGAGGTCATCGTCGGTTGGCGGGAAGATGAGCGCCAGCGCCGTGAGGTCGAGCTTGCTCGACAGGTCGATCCCCATATAGCACTCGCGCCCCTCCAACTCATCGAGGTTCACCTTGTAGTTGCAGGCGTCCCAGTGCGCCATGTCCAGCCACCGCTCGATCTGCTGGGTCCACTGGTTCAGGTGCAAGCGCGTGAAGGCGTTCAGCGAACTCGGCTGCGATAGCGCCTCGCTCGCTCGCTGTTCGATGAAGTCGGGGTAGATGCTGACGCCGAGGTTGGGGTTCGCCTTCTCCCACGTCTCCCGAGCATACGGATCGTCGTCCCGGTCTGCCGCACTGATCCAGACGAACCAGCTATCGTCTTCGACCGTGCCATTGAGCAAGGCGCAGGCGTGCTCATGAAGCTGGTAACCAATTTTCTCTGGATCGTAGATGCCAGCCGTCGTGATACAGACGCTCATCGGCTGGCGGCGTGACGCCTGCGCGGTGATCAATTTGTCGTACACCGACCTGTCACGATGACTGTGGAGTTCGTCGATTATCGTGCCGTGCGGGCTCAGTCCGTCGAGCGTGTCGCCTTCGCTGGACAGCGGCTCGAACTTCGAGCGGGTACGGAGCACGCTCATGTTCGTCCGCTGGACCTTGACGTGCCGCGCGAGATCGGGGTTCTGATTCACGATCTCCTTGGCGAACTGGAAGACGATGCGGGCTTGGTCGCGCTTCGTCGCGCTGGAGTAGACCTCCGCGCCCTGCTCGCCGTCAGCTACGAGAAGGTAGACGCCAAGCGCAGCGGCTAGCGCGCTCTTGCCGTTCTTGCGACCTAACTCCAGCCACATCGTGCGGTGGACCCGAAACCCGTCCTCGCGCATCCAGCCGAACGCTTCCAAGAGGATGACCTTCTGCCAATTCTCCAGCAGCATCGGCGTCCCGGCCCACTCGCCTTTGTAGTGCCGACAATATCCCTCGACAAACTCGATGACGCGCAAGCCAGCCGCGAGGTCGAACGTGTAGCCCTTCGCGGGCCACTCCTGATGAGCGCGCAGGATGCGCTCCCGCGCCAGCGTCTCGTGCTCGCCTATGGCGCGATCCGTCTCCAGTAGACCAGCAACCATCTCCGTGCCGATGTCCAACGGAGCACAGACTACCGTCACTGGACCGCCTTGGGACCGAACAAGAACTCCTCGGTGGCGTTGGCTGCTTTCTGCCTGCCGTCAGTAGCGATGCCGCTACGGCTCGACGGGTCCAGGCCGAAGCGCGTCCCGATGCGCTGCATGACCTGATACGCCTTGTCGCGGCTGGCGACCTCTGGGATGACCTGACGATAACCGGACTCAGTTTCCGAATACCAGTTCGCCACGCCGAGCTTATTGAGGAGTCGAGTCAACTCCAGCCAGTCGGCATAGGCTTGGCAGTAGACGGCAAACGTGCTCTGGTCGATCTCAGACAGCAATCCGAGGTCGTGGAGCTTCGGGCCGAGCGACTTCCACACACGACCGGCCTGCGAACTCAGCCCGATGGCGCGCGTCGGCATCCCGGTCGCAGTCGCGCTCGACTCGACCGTGCGGTCTTTCCGAGCCGTTCCGTGCAGTTTCTTCAACGCATCCGGCTTCCTGGGACGCCC